AATCTAAAACTTTATATGGACCTAACGGTGAAGTAATAACTTTAACTTTACCAAAAGATCAACAAAAATATGACGAGTTAGTAGCTCAAGGTTACACTGAAACACAACCAGTTACTCCGACTGTTCGTTCTGGTGGTGATGGTAGTTCTACTCCACCCCCTCCTTCAGTAGGAACACAAACAGATGGAGCTTTTGGTTTTGGAACATTTGGTCAAGGTGTAGACTGGACAGATACAGAGCAAGCAATGAAGTTTATTGATGGTGAATATACACCAATAGATCCTAAAACAAGAGAAGCTGTTGTTGGTGCAGGTATGATTATAGGTGGACCTTTGGCACTATTAACTGGTGCTATTACAAACTATGATGCTCTAAAAGATCTTTCTAATTTAAGAGCTACTGCCATTACTGCAAAAGCTTATGGCAATACTGCGGTTGCAGAGTATGCCGAAAGCAAAATAGCTGAGTATGAAGCTCAAGCACCTGACCTTGTTTCAGGAAGTTTTGGTGATTGGTTAGCGCCCGGTACTGCACGGGCCGCTGGTGGATTTAAAGGTAAAGGGTATAATATTTCTGGTAATATGAAAGATTGGGATGACCCAGATCAACAAAAAGAATTACAAAGACTTAGAGATGACGCTAAGAAAAAGAAACCTGTTACACCAGAAGCAACTAAAGAGGTTATTAAGGAGCCTATTTTATCACCATCTAGTACTGCTAGGGATGATTCCGGTCCTAGCGCAGCAGAAATAGCAGCTAAAGCTTCACAAGCATCAACAGCCTCTTCTGCTAGTAAAGCTAAGGCTATGTCAACTGCTAGACAAAAAGGTAATGTATCTGCTTCAACTGCCGCTAAGTTATCTGGCTCTCAAATGAAAGCAGGTAGTGGCGTAGGTTCAGGTGTAGGGGGATCAAACTACGCTGGCCCTATGAATAAAGGCGGCTTAATGAGAAAAAAAAATAAATAGTATAGGTTATTTAGTTACTCTATACTAGTAACGATAAGGCTACTCGGCTACGGCTGACCCCAACATAAGGAGAAATAATATGCCTGAACTAGCAGAAGTTGAAACACAAAAGACTGCAGGATTCGTTGATCGTGGATATAATAACGCAAAGCGTAAGCAACGGATGGAAGAAGAAGCTAAGGAGATTGAAAGACTTGAAGCTCAAGCAAGGGGGGAAACCCCAGTAGATGCAGAAGAAGAAGTCGAAGAAGCTACCCAAGAAGCAGAGGCCAATACAGAAGCTAAAGAAGAAACGTTATCTGCAGAAGAAAAGTCTTTTAAAAAACGATATGGTGATCTAAGACGCCATATGCAGCAAAAAGAAAAAGAGTGGGATGAAAAGTTAGAAAGCCTACAAAAAGCTTCTGCTAAAGCTGGTATTATCCCACCTAAGTCCGACGAAGATATTGAAGAGTGGGCTAAAGAATATCCTGATGTAGCTGGTATTGTAGAAACAATTGCAGCTAAGAAAGCACAGGAGATGTTTGAAAAGGCAGACACTCGACTTAAACAACTTGACGAAGCCCAAGCAGAAGCTGATCGAGTTAAGTCAGAGAATGAAATTCGTAAGTCACATGCAGACTTTGATGACTTACGTGAGGCAGATGAGTTTCATGACTGGGCAGATGCACAACCTAAGTGGGTTAAAGATGCTCTTTATGAAAACGCAGATGACCCAGCTTCAGTAGTACGTGTTATTGATTTATACAAATCAGATAAAGGTCTTACTAAGGAAGCTAAGAAAGCAAACAAAAAAGCAGCAGCTTCACCAGTTACTCGACGTGGTAAAACTAATGTAGATGTAGCTGATGCTAATGAGATGATTCGTGAGTCAGAGGTAGCTAAAATGTCTGACAAAGAATTTGAAGAACGTTCAGATGAAATTAACAAAGCAATGCGCAATGGTAAATTTGTCTATGACGTGTCTGGTAATGCCAGATAAACTGTTGACAAACAAAAAAGCAACAGTATAACTAGGGACATAGAACAAAAGCCTCTATATGACTACCTTTTGTTCTAACCCAATTTCCAATAAAGTCTAAACGTATGAGAACTACCTGTTCAAGTATAGGCCCGTACATCTAACGGTTGGCCGACTGTTAGTTTAACGCACCCTAGAAAATGTAACAGCCTCTTATTGGTATTAGCTTTTAGATAAGCCAACTATCAGGAGGATTTATTATGGCTTTTACATCAGCAGGAGGACACGGTAACTTACCTAACGGTAACTTTAGTTCCGTAATCTACTCCAAAAAAGTGCAGCTTGCTTTCCGCAAGAGCACAGTATGTGGTGACATCACCAACTCTGATTATTTTGGGGAGATTTCTGCCCAAGGTGATACAGTTAAAATCATTAAAGAACCTGAGATTTCCGTGAGCAGCTACGCTCGTGGTACACAGATCTCAGCACAAGATCTTGACGATGAAGATTTTTCATTGGTTGTAGACAAAGCTAACTACTTTGCCTTTAAAATTGATGACATCGAAGAAGCTCACTCACATGTGAACTTCATGGATCTTGCAACCAATCGTGCAGCTTATCGTTTGGCTGACCAGCATGACCAAGAAGTTCTTGGCTACTTGTCAGGTTTCAAACAGTCTGCTCTACATGCAGATGCAGATACAGTTAATGACCAAGTAAATGGTACTAAAGCTGTAACTACTGCAGGTTCAGACGAATTGCTGACATCAATGAAGTTGCGTAAAGATAGCTTCGGCAACATTACTACTGCTTCTGCTGCAGATCATTCGATCCCAGTAGCTGCTCGTTTGCCCGGTGCTACTGCACTACCAACAGCAACAGCTTCACCAGCAATGGTTGTAGCTCGTATGGCTCGTTTGCTTGACCAACAACAAGTTGATAAGCAAGGACGCTGGCTGGTTGTAGATCCAGTATTCATGGAAATCATGGCAGATGAAGATTCACGTCTTCTGAACGCAGATTACGGTGAGTCTGGTGCACTTCGTAATGGTTTGGTTCTTAACAACCTGCACGGTTTCCGTGTGTACTCTTCATCTAACCTACCATCTGTAGGTACAGGTTCAGGTACAACAGGTTCTGCAAACCAAAACACTAACTATGGTGTTATCGTAGCTGGTCATGACTCTGCAGTTGCTACTGCCGAGCAGATCAACAAAACCGAAACATATCGTGACCCTGACAGCTTCGCTGACATTGTTCGTGGTATGCATCTGTATGGCCGTAAGATTCTTCGCCCTGAAGCAATCGTAACTGCCAAATATAACGCAGCGTAAGGGGGGCATAGAAATGGCTTTACAATCTCCAGTTCGTATCGAGACAGCCGTGATTGCTCACGGTGACTTGACAACTAGCTCAACTCACGACATTGGTACAGTTCCAGACAATTGTGTGGTTCTTGCTGCTGGCGCTGAGTGTACTGCAGCCGCTACCATTGGTGGTGCTAATGCAGTAAGCTTTGGTGTCACAGGTGGTGACATTGATTTGCTCGGTACTGCCGACATCAATGGCGCTAAGACATTGGCTGCTACCACTACTTCGGTAAACGGTATCACTAATGTTACTGCTGCTGACACAGTTATCACTGCAAAGCTTGCGGGATCTAACGCACCTTCAGCGGGTTCGTTTAAGTTCTTCGTAGTGTACGCCCCAATGGGTGCTACAAAAGCTGCCGCAGAAGTAGATCGTGATCTGCTTGCATAACTAACTTTAGGGGCTGCTTTCGAGTAGCCCCTTTAGACTATTCAAAGGGTTTTAAAATGCGTAAGAAAAAAGGATATGCTTTAGGTGGTGTAACAACACCTGAACAAGAAGATAGCAGATACCGTCCTTCTGCTAATCGTGCACCTCAAGGAATGATGTCATCACGAGGCACTACATCTGCTATGGGTTTATCTAAAGGTGGTGTAGTACGAGTAAACCCCACTAAAATTGTAAACAACTTAAAATAATGGCAGGTATTAACTTCAGGACAGCCAGCAAGTTTGCTGCAGTTACAGGTAACTCTGCTAGTACTACTAGCAATCCTAATAATGCTACGGTAT